GTCATAATTTCTAACCATGTTAATCTCATATAATAAATATTTAACAAGGTATTTAAAGGGGCGGTAATAGGATTACCAGAGGGATTACCTTGATGTGTTTTATAAACACAATTCAAGACAAGCTGATAGGTGTGTATCATTTCATCCATTAGTACACGCCGAACTATACGAGCTTCTTCATCTATTCCAAATTTAAGATCATACCAATCACTAATCATTTCAGCTATTTCCCATAACAATTGCGCCATTGCCATACCATCAAAGGTTTTAAAATCTCCTGCAACACATTTATAGCCATATGATCTCATGCGATTATATGAAGCAGTCCATTCAAAACTCTCAGGATTAATACCAACAGCACTGAAGAAAGAACCATGACCCCTATAAAAAGCTTGCTCAAAAGTTAAGAAATATTTTCGTACTAAAATGGAAAAATCAACAGGAGGAATATTAAAAAGTCGTGTCTTACCCTCAGTAACTTTATCCAAAGGACGAAGTTCATCTTTTAAACAATCACGCCAAATAGAAGGAACACGTTGACCCTTTTTAGCTTTTTCTAAACGATCTTGATAATTTTGCAATAATAAAGGATCTTTAATTTTCTTATTATCTTCATCAAACAAATATGATTTTCCTAATTCTCCTCTATTATTGTCCAAGCATTGATATGGCCAACCAGGTGATGAACGCATATTCATTTTATCACAATAATTAATACCATCAATTCCAAAAATAGCAACTTCATCACTAACCACAGCACAAGGAATATCAGAATCAAGCATCATTAAATCATTTAAAACACTAGCTCTCACAGCACCAATATGCTTTGCAACAAAGGGAATAGTTATATTACCAAACTTACCTAATGCATTACGTAAAGGTGAAATTCCATTCTTTGCTACTAACATAGCAGGCGCTTTAACACTAGGATAAATCTCTTCATAAAAAGGAGTTTTGTGAAAGGATGTTTTAACTGGTTGTGAAGGACAAAATTTAGGATCCATAGTACCATAATAGGAAAAATACCCTTCAGGAATAACTTTACAATTCTCAAACATAACAGGATCTGTATTTACCTGAACAGGCAAAGGAGCATTATATACATCATGACCTAATTTATCTTTCATTTGACCAAGTGCTCCCATAATCATTTCTCTATTTAATAAAATTGAAAAACCCCCCTTTTGATGATCATAACCTGCAACATGCATACCAATAATACGCCCAGGTGGAGGCAGAGCTTTATTACATGCTAACAACAACGCCCCACATTCTCCAGGAAGAGTATGAATATCATATCGCCAGCCATATTGCTTGTATACTATAGCTTCACTATCTATACCCTTATACTCCATATAAGCATTAGCATGTGCTTTACAAGTATTTTCAACAATAATGCCAGGTTCCTCTTGATTTAAAGATATGCCATACAATAAAGCAGAAGTCGTACTTGGTAAATATTTAAAATTTTTATCTTCAACAAAACAATTAACAATACATTTACGAGAATCAAATGAAGCACTCATATAATACAGCACTGCATCTTTATTTGGAATACGAAACATATGACGTGAAGTAAAGGATATATAAATTTCTTTTCCATCTTTAACAAAATAAAAACAATCTCCTTCTTCAGCTCTACGGAAAAAATGATGGGGACATAAAATAACCTTGCCTCCAATTGCCAAACATTGTAAAGCTAAAGTGGTCTTTCCAGTTTTCCATCCAATAATATGTAAAGCATTATATACTTTCCCTCTACCTAAGTTTAAGCACTCAATATCATCTGTGCCCTCCTCTAGTGCCTCAGTGCGAACCAATCTTGGCCTCACTTTAACATTATGATCATAAGAACCACTCTCTGTACGTTTAACATTAATAGATTCAGCACATATTTTATTCTTTTCATTTGTTGATTCTTCAACATTTTTCTTACCAAAAAGAGGATAAAATTGTTTAAAAAGCAAAGCTGAAGCACTTAATGCAGACAAAATAATAGTTACCTTACAAAAATTTGGATGATCTTCATAAAATTTTGAACACCTTTGAACAAATTGATTTTTATATAATACAAAACTTTGCTTAGCTATTCCAAAAAATTTAGAACATGTATCTTTCTTAGTATTGAAACTTATTTTCACTTTTTCAACGACACCTGACATAACATCATAAACATTAACAGCATATTCACAAAAGGTTTTCCT